TGAATAGCCAAAGCAACACCTGAAGTATTAGATACTGGCTGGAATTGCCCAAGAGCAGTTTCAGGTACGCCAGTGATTTCATGCATTGCTCGTTTAATCATTTGCACGTATTCAATAGCACCAGACATTTCGCCACGTGACTCAAGGTTAAACACTTGTGCTTCTTTAGGAAGACCAGCCCAAACCTTCTTAGGACCACGCTCTAGTTGTGAAGCCTTAGCACCAGTGATGATAGTTACTGGGGCAGCGTGGTAGTTGATGATGTCTGAGATTTCAGTCATCTTCTCGTTGAGTTCACGGTTCAGTTGGATAATGTCCCAAATGTCTGACTGACCCCAAGGTGATGAAGTTATTGTAATGTTCGGAATGTGAACGATTGGAACAACACCAATTGGGTTTTCATACTCGTCAATCAATTCATCATTGATAAATTGTTGTACGGTATTGTCCGTAAGAATTTCAGTAAATGTGTAAACCTGACGAGTTCCTTCTGGTGAAGTTCCCCAGAAACGATACTTAAGTTTAAATCTGATTAAGCGCTCACGGTCGTGTGGGTGATACTCAGGGAAACAATGCGCTGGGTTCAATGGAAGAATGCGGACACGACCTGGGTGCTGTAGCCCAACACCATCAACGTAAGGTTCATCATATGCAACCTTTACAAAGCAGTCTCCAGTGATACTTGCAAGTTGCCCCATTTGCCACAACAAATAATGTTTGTTGTTGTGGTTGTCCCACACTTCGTGAAGCAGTTGTGGAATGATTGCTTCGTTTTGCTCAGGTACTTTAAATTGAATACCTTTACCAAAGCAGAAGTTTGTAATGAAATCCGACATGGTTTTCACATAATTCATGGTGACGTTGTTGTCACCCATCTCACGGCGGTGTGACCAGTGATGACCTAGATACCAAGCCCAAGCAGCAGAATACCTGTTGAGTCTTGGTCCATGAACTTCAAACTCTTCGTCAGCAAGTTCAACCAATCCAAGTGGACTAATCGCTACGGTTAAGTCACTAGATGCCGCCCTATAAGACGGTGACCAAAAATCAACAGGCATTCGTTACACCTTTTCTGAAAAGAAGAATACTAAGATATTACTTCTTTTTTGCAGGGGCGGCTTTTTTGGCTGGTGCTTTCTTAGCAACAGGTGCTGCTTCCATAGCCTTGGTTGCTACGCTCAAAAGAAGAGCAGTGTTTTTTGGACCAATTTTGGTTGACACAACCGAGACAAGTGCTGCTACCGCAGGCAATGCGATTGCGATTACTTCTGGGGTCAAGTCCAACTTGGCTCCTGCATAGGTAAGTGCGCCCAAAACTGCGCCCTTAATTGCTGCGTCTGTTGTTTCTACTTTTGCTTGATTCATATTAACTCCTTAATAGGGGATACCCGATTATACAGGCTTACGGGTTTTGCTTTGTTCGTACTCCTGAATGTACGTGTGATACGGAGGTCCCGTATGAGGGTCAAACTTAGCACTAACGGCGAGAGCCTTCAGCGCATGGTTTTTAGCCTGTTGCACAGTTTGCTTCTTATTGTGCGTAAGTACATGCATAGCCCCTAATGCGTACTCTCCGCCAGACCCAATTACATATAACCCACTGGCTTCAGAAGCCCAAGCGTAATCACCATCAACAATATAGATAGTGCCGTTAATGGCTACAAGAATTAATGACCCTTGCTCTGCAATGTGTTGCTTGTTTTCGTTAAGGTCGGGGATTGAGTATCCTTGTGCATCAAAGCATTCACGGAGTGCTGGTATAAACTTCGCCGTAAAGAACTGGTCAAGTTTCTTCCCTTTAAGGTTTGGCGGTGGGGTCGGCGGTTGGAATACATGATGGAGAATGTTGATGGCCCGTACATCTCCAGCAGCACCAAGTAAATATTTTCCATTAGTTGATACCTTGCTACTTCCTTCACGAAGAGTTCCTATTTGCGTGGCAATGCCCCCATCAATAGACGAGATGCGAGAGTCCACGCAGACGACTGCGAACCCATCACCTTGGACAGCGACAATAGTAGTCATGGCTATTCAGCGATGAATTCCTTCCCATGATACAACGCCCAACCGTTGTAAATGGGAATAACATCGTATGCGAACCTGTGATTTCCGTCATCCTCGTAAGTGACAACACCGATACCTTGTTGCCAATTCTCGTGACGAGTTAGAGGGCGACCATCAAGGTCTACACCACCACGTGTAGAAGGAATAGCACCATCAATTCTAGCAAGGCAACCAGGAGAAGCAGCCATAATGGTTCTTGGACCATCAAAGTCTTCACGTGTTTTAAACGCTGTTTCAATGCGATGAATATGCCCATAGATAACACTCGTCTTCTCTTGGTTAAGGTATACGTGTGCAGTAGAACCTGATGATTTCACACGGTCACCGTGGATGATGCGAAGTTTTTCATTAACCCAATAGTCAGATGCTGGATAACCTGGTCGGTACTCAATACCAAATTCATCCATACGACACAGGTATGGGACTGAAAGAACAGGCCACGAGTCTGGTGTGTTTCCTTTGCGAAGACCATAAGCAGCGCCTGCATTTTGTACAAGGTACTTAGGCATACGTTCTTCGTGATTTCCTGCAAGCCAAATGATTTTTGCATTTGGAGCAGCAGCACGAAGTTGAGCGCAGAACAAAGTTGCACGGTCAATTGATGCTTGTGTAGTTTGTGCATACGCAGGGTATGTCACATACTTGCCCATCTCAGGAAGGTCAAGGTTGTCACCAACAAGAGCAATAACTTCAGGTTGTAAATCTTCTATAACCTTAATGCAGATGTCAAGAGCCTTTTCGTCATGTGTTGCTTCCAAGTTTCCTTCACGGTTGCGGTAATAACCAATCTGAATATCTGGAGGAACTACACAGGTCTTAAACCCTGTTGCTTTTTTCTTAGTTACTTTTGGTGTTGGTAACTTGATAGCAGGACCTTGTTGTACAACAGGCCATTCAGGACCAGACTCCCATTTAGGTGAGAACTTAAATTGCACACCAGCAAGGTCGTGAATCTCTGCTTCACCTTCTTCGTTTTTGGTAAGTGATTGATAGAGAGATACTCGTTGTATTTGACCAATTTCGTCTACATCAATTCCTTGACGAGCAAATAGGTCAGCAAGTTTTCCAAGCACTTCTTTAGGACTCTGTGGTCCAGCAGTTAGTTCTTCTTTAATGGACATCGCAACTACACATCTTTCTACTATGTTTTTCTACCATTCGGATTGTTACATCATGCCCATGTTTCTTGAGCAAATCAGAAAGCCACTTATATGTGTAGCCACTAACTTGAATTGAGCGAGGAGAAGCATTCTTTTCTCGTATCTTAACGAATGCATCGTCTAAGGCTGCCTGCTCTTCAGCAGACATTTCGTTGCGTACTTTTCCAATACCGCAAACTTTTAACGGAGCAGAACCTGCTTTAAGTTCGTCTAATAAACTATTTTTTGACATGTTTCTTCTCCAACTTGTGACGTTCTTTTTGAAGCACCTCTATTACCCTGAATAATTCATCAGCATCAGAAGGCCCAACAAAGACCTTACTGAGATAATAGAGGATACGGTCAATATCATGTACCTTCATGCTACCACCCTTTTGGTTTAGGTTGTGTAGCGTATCCTACCTAAGTAGGTGTGTCAACTACCCCTGAAAGGAAGCGACAGCCTCTGGAATATTATCCCCACATACATAACGAAGATGCCAAGGCTCTTCAGGAACAACTTCCCATGAGAAACCAAACTTCTTCACGTTGGCAATGAGCCAGTTCAAACGCTTTGGCTCACCTGCGTTAGCAACGTCAACGGCAATTCCGAGGTTATGCTGGGACTTACCAGGGGTAGCCAAGGTCGCCATGCCCTTCTTCAAATACCACGTCTTGCCTTCAAAGGTCTTGGTCTTACCAGTTCCCGTATCCTCAAGGCTGTAGCGTTGGAGGAATCCTTTTTTTTGCAACTCGTATTCTCTATATGTGTCGCCTGCGGAAGTCGGCTTGAGTTCAATACCGTCAGCCTTTGCAGCAGCGACCATCGCAGCCCATGCTTTTGCTGCAATGTGGTGCAGTTTACCGCCACCAACTGCTGGAACAAGTAGGTTTGCTGGCAACTTTCCAGGTGTAACACCCTTAAGGTCCTTTGGTAATACTACGGGAACAATGTAGTCCCAAGCAACTTTCTTACTCATACAATCTCCTCATCGTCAGGAATACCATTACCATTTTTATCTTCTGCGTTCCTGCCAGTTGAAATCATTAAACCAGCAAGTGTTCCAGTAATGAATGTCGCTACTGAAGAAAGAACGCCAAAGAACATTTTATCATTCTCTGCTTGAGCGCCGATAGGCTGTGTAACAAACACAAGCGCCCAAAGTACTCCGACTGTGGTGATGAGTAGGACAAAACCAAGCATGCATCCGATTACAAACTTCAAACGGGCATCTAGTTCTGCTGAGGTTAACCGTGGTTTCATGGTGCTGTTGTCTCCTGTGTTGGGATTAGTTCTTCTAATACTGGGTTTACTAAACCTTCTAAGGTTGGGTCAAAACCTAGTAATGTGTCTGGGCATGCCCCGTCTACTTGACATGCAGGGCGTTGGCATTCAGGCTTTTCCCAGTTTGCTGGGTCCTGGCATTCATAACGGTATTTACCGTCATAGCCACAACTTGCTAAAAGTATTGCTGAAATAAAGAATAACTTTTTCATTTCTTTTCCTTATCCATATGCCAGTCAATGTGTTGGTTTAAACGACCAGCAACTACGTCAATACCGCTACGAACTTTACGAAGTTCTGCCATTACGTTTGCGTGGTCTTGACGATTTTCCGTTCTGAATTCTTTGAAGGACTTCAGAAGAAAACCGACTCCAGTTCCTATTACGGGTATAGCAGCCGCAACGATGATTGCCCACGCATCGCTCATAGGTCACTCTTCAGGGTTCCAGAATTGAGGGCCATTAATTCTCCTACGAACAATATCGTGCATTGGGATATTGAATGTTTGTGCTGGAGATACTGGTGACTCTCCACCTTCAAAACCAACACCTCTCT